CGACTTCGGTCCCGCCGCCGGCGTCACTCGGCGCCGCGGTGAAGAGCGCGACCCAGAGCGCCGCGGGTTTCGCGAGCGACGCGGTGCGGAACAGATGATCGACGAGTTTGTTCTCGAGGTAATTGGTCGCGTTCGCCATGCCGTTATGCCGTCCCTAACTGCGTGCCGGCGCGCACTTGCCGCATGATCAGATCGGCGACGCGGCGCGCGAGATTCGATTCCGAGTCGACCAGGTTGAAGACGTTGGAGATGGACGCGCCCAGGCCGCCCTTCGGAAAGACCGAGGTCCCAGCCGGGAGATTCGCGAGGACCTCGCCGCCGTGGACCTTCGCGAGGCCGCCGCCGAAGTTCTCGACGCCCGAGGCAAACGACGGCGCGTTGAACCCGCTGAAACTCCCGCCGGTATTCCCGGCCGCGATGCGTTCGAGTTGGCTGGACGTCGTGAAGAGGGAATTTTCTTTCAGGATCGCATTCGCGCGATTCGTGGCCGCCATGAGCGCCAGCCAGCCGCGGACGCCGTCCGAGGTCAGCTCAACCTGCTGCTGCACGCCCTGGTAGGCGGCGACCGTCTGCGTCCCCGCCGACACGGCCGCCGCGCCCGCCTCGGTCTGCGCCGCGCCCATGTCCGAGAACGACGCGATGAGCTTCTGGTTCTCGGCGTCCAGCGCGGCCTGCTCCGCCGTCAGCGCCTCGGCCGCGACCGCGCCCGCATTCGACGCCTTCGCGGAGTCGAGGATCGCGTCGCGGACTTTGGCCGTAACTTCCCACCGTTTCTGCTCGGTCTCGACCTTCAGCTTGGCCGCATCCGCGTCCATGATCGCCTGCTGGTTCAGGTTCTTGGTATCGCTCATCAACTTCGCATAGGCGGCGTCGAGCTTCTCGGCCTCGGCCGCGGCCTTCGCGTGCTCGGCCGTCAACTTCGCCTGGGCGTCGGACGCGCGGTCGGTTTCCTGCTTGAGGAGATCGAGCGTGTTCTTGTGGATGCCGTACTTGTTGGTGAGCTGCTCGGTCGTCGCGCCGGCCTCTTGCGCAATCGCGATCTCGGCCTTCTGCGCGTCGGTGAGGTTCCGGAGTTCGCGGTAACTGTCGGCGAGCTTGTCGCGCCAGTTGATCGTCGCGTCCGCGTTCTTTTTGTTCTGCTCCTCAATAAACTTGAGCGACTCCTTGTAGTCGAGCCCATGTTTCGCCCCCATCTCGAGGGCCTTATTGATAATCACTTGCTCGCCCGCCGCCTTCGTCATCAGGGGCGCGACGCCCATCAACGACGTCGCAAGCTGTTCGACCACGCTCGAGGCGCCGGTCATCTCGTCGATCCACGTGCCGATCTTCCAGCCGGTCAGGGCCGCGCCGACCGCGAGGCCCGCCGTCCCGAGCAAGCCCAGCTCGGTCGTCGTCTTGCCGGCGGCGTTGGCGATGTCTTCCAGGCCCTTGACCTGCGGGCCGATGTTGATCCCCGCGGCCTGCAGGATGCCGTCGAATTGCTTGTAGCTACTCGTCAGGGTGTTGACCTCGCCGCCCGTCTCCGCGACCGCGGTCCCAAGGTCCTGGATCTTCCCGCCCGACGCCCCGATCTTGTCGAGCATCTGCTCCTGCGTTTGCGTCATCAGCCGGAGCGAGCTGTTCGTCTTCTCGGCGCCGCTCTCCAGCCCTTCGAGGTTTTTGGTCGAGGTCTGGACGGCCTTATCGAAGCTGGAGAAGTCCGCGGTGAAGACGCCGGTGACGGCCATTCGTCAGCCCTCCGCCTGTTCCTGCTCACGCACGAGCTCCTCAACGAGCAGTTGATGCACGTTGGCGTCGAGGTCGCGGACCCACTCATACCGCCAGCCGAAGCGCCGCGCGATCACGAGGTCCGAGATCACGCCGGCCCGCCAGTCAGGATTTTTTTTTGATCGTCGCGCTCCGCGACCATCGCCTTCTCGTGGGCCTCGATCGCTTTCTGGATCTCCTCGAAGTCGACCGGGTCGAGCTGGTTGAGGACCTGGTGCAGGTCCGCCGCGGAGAGGGCGCGGATCGGCACGAGTTGGCCGGCGTCGTCCTTGAGGTTCCAGTCGAGCAGATACGCGATCACGAGGCCCACGTCGATCATCAGGAGATTCCGATGCACCTGGCCCATCGGCCCCTGCGTATACATCCGCGCGAATTGCTCGCGCTGCTCGCCGGCGGTCAGCCGCGCACGGACGATCAGGTGGTCGCCATTGGCGAGCGTCAGCGTGCGCGTCTCGGGTCGGACAAATCGCGACATCAATAATCCTCACGCGGGCCGAGGGTCGCCGTCATCCGGTCCCCCTCGATCCGAAACTCCTCGATCGGAAACAACCAGCGTTTCTCTTTCACGACCGTCACGAACAAGAGCGGGCGTTGCGCCATCTTGAACTTGTCCGACCCGACAATCCGCGCCGACAGCGTCCACTTGGGCCGCACGCCAGGGCGCGGCGGCGACATCAGGTGCTGCAGCAGCGTCCAGCCTTCGACGCCGGCGGCGACGTAATACGCCCACCGGATCTGCGCGTCGCGCCCGCGGACGACTCTCGGCTGCATCGCGTCAGGGGATCGCCGGCTCCATCGCCCACGGCCCCGCGGCGTCGAATTTCGACGCCCAGGTCACGGCCCCTTTGGCCGAGACCGAGAGCGAGCCGTCGAGGTTCGCGAGCCCCTTAAAGAGGAAGGTCGGCTCCCGCGTGTCGGGGATCAGATGCACCATCGCCGCGACGTCGCCGAAGATCACCGCGAAGAGCTGCTCGGGCGTCGTCGCCGAATCCCAGCAGCCGGTCATCGTGCCGGAATAACTCGGCAGACCGAGGACCGATTGCTTGTTGGTGTCCTGGAAGCACGTCACATCGACGCGGTCTTTCGACAGGTCGAGATCCCAGGTATCGGTCGACGCGAGCGTGACGACGGTCGCGCCGCCCGTCGGGTCGAGCATCACGTCGCCCTTCTTGCCATGAATGCGAGCCATAACTCAGGTTCCTTTCCTAGGTGACATCAAAGACGCGGCCGTCGAACGTCGGCGTGAAGTCCGACGGGAGCCCGGTCGCCGTCGGGCTCACGAAGATCTCGTAGTCGCCGCCGGCAATCTGCCAGCGGATGTCGTTGTCGATCGCGTCGACCTCGGTGAACTTGACCCGATCGACCCGCGTCGTCGCCATGTGCGTATACCCGTCGATCGGCGCGAGCGGCATCCAGTGCAAGAGCTGATGAATCTGGTACGCCGCCGCATTCGCATCCACGCCCGACGCTTCGAGCACGCGAGCCGTGATGCGATAGACGCATTGCTCGTACAGCGTCTCGCCGAAGCCTTCCACGTCCTCGTGCGTCAACTGCTGCACGATCACAAAGCGCGTCTTGTTCGACGGCGCGACGTCCTGGTAGACGCCGTCGGGCAGGAGCGTCTTGAGCGTCGCATCCGCCGACAGGGCGGCCACGAGCGCGGCATCGACGGCGGCGACATCAACCGCGGACATCGAGCCCCGCCTGTTCCACGATCCGCACCAGGTCCTCTTGCATCGCGCGGCGGCGGCGCACGACGACCGGGACGAAGATGTTTGCGCCCGGCATAAAGCCGCGGTTGTAGCCGAGCGCCGTCTGGCGCGTCTGTGTCCCCGTCTCAAAGAGCGTCGCGTGCGCCGCCGTCGATCGCACGACCCGCCGCACGGTATGCTCGCCGCGGGCGCCCTTGGTGCCGACCTTCACGCCGCGCCGGAGGTTGCCGGTGTCGCCTTCCGGATAGGCCGCCCGGATCTCCGCGGCGGCGGCCTCGGCCGACTCGGTGACAATCCCGGCCGCCTTCGCCGTGAGATCCGCGGGCAGGTTGAAGAGCGCCGCCTTCAGCTCGTCCAGGCCGATCCACGTCAGCTCGACGCTCACGACGTCACCTGTTCAGCCGCGGTCAATTCCATGAAGATCCCGCGCTCGTCGGCCGTGCGCGTCCCGGTGATCGAGTAGGTCTTCCCGTTAAAGAGCATCCGGGTCTTCGTCGAGACGCCGGGGTGATAGCGCCCGCGGACGACGTGCGACCCGGTCGTGATGACACTGCTGCCGGCGCTCATCCGCTCCAAATCATGCGCGGCGAGCGGGGCGATCTGCACGTGCCATGTCGGCGGCTGCAGGTCGGCCCACGTTTGCGTGTAGCCGCCGACGCCGTCCGGGATCGGATCGGCCGGGTCCTGAAACGTCACGAGGTGCCGGAAGTCCCCGATCATGCGAGCGCCGGATCCCGGAAGCGCGTCAGCAAGCGATCACTCGCCTGCCAGAGTTTCTCGTCCTGCTCTTCGTCGTCGCCGC